ATGATGATTTCCTAAACGAAGCTCACGAGTGGGATCAAAGTAACTTGTGGAAAGAAGGATGGGAGAACACAACAACATCAAACTATTCAAGGTATGAACTCAAAAGAAAACTTTACAGGGCGGTTGCAAACGTCAACATTTTGGAAGGAATTCGGTTCTATGTCTCCTTCGCGTGCTCGTTTGCTTTTGGAGAACTTAAGCTTATGGAAGGATCAGCAAAAATTATATCGCTCATCTCCAGAGACGAAAACCAACACTTAGTTCTCACTCAACAGATAATGAAGAATTGGAAGAACGGAGATGATCCAGAAATGCAACAGATAGCTGAAGAAGAGAAAGATAATGTAATTGCGATGTTCAAAAATACAGTCGAAGAGGAGAAGGATTGGGCTGAATATTTGTTCAGTGGTGGTTCTATGATTGGATTAAATGATAAACTACTTACACAATATGTGGAGTGGATTGCTAATAAGAGAATGAAAACTCTTGGATTTGATCCTATCTATGACCAGCCATTAAGAAACAACCCTCTGCCTTGGACACAACACTGGATCTCATCAAAAGGATTACAGGTTGCACCACAAGAAACAGAGGTAGAATCTTATGTTGTAGGTGGTATTAAACAAGATATGAAGAAAAATTCATTTAGCGGATTCAAGTTATGACATTTGGAACAGTCTTATTCTTTTTTTCCTTCCCATTTATTTTCTTTACATTATACATGGGAAGCAAAGGTGGTTTCTATGATAGTGATGACTATGATGGACACGGAACAGCACATAAAGTTCTTATAGACGACGAAACAAGTATCTAAATAATATAAAAGTAGTCCTTTAAAGAATGGCTAAACAATCGATTGGCGTTGGTTCCGCCAGTAATGATGGAACAGGTGACACCCTGAGGCAAGGTGCCTTCAAGGTCAATTCAAACTTCAATGAAATATACTCGATCTTTGGTGATGCTAACAATTTAGTTAGTTTTGCCAAAACTTCTGGTATCAGTAGCGATTCTAACAAACTTGGAGGACAACCAGCATCATTTTACACAAATTTAGATAATCTAACATCGGGTAATGTAAACAATGGTCAATTACCTAGCACCATTTCTGGTAAAACTTTTATTGGAAATCTAACAGGTAATGTTATTGGTATAGTTACAGGTAGTCTTACTGGTACGGCAACTTCATCTGTTCGTTCCTCTCTTGCATACGGACTAACTGCAACTCCTAATATCACTGTAAACGAAATAACTGCTGTTACTCTTACTGGTAATGTCATAGGTGATATTACAGGTAGTGCTGGATATGCAACCACTGCTGGACTTGCAAATTATGCTTTCCTAGCAGGACTCTCTACAGATTCGCAGAGATCAGTCTATTCTCAACTAGCTGGTGTATCCACTATATCTGGATATGCAACTACTGCTGGTATCGCTACCCTTGCTGTCAACGCTCAGGGACTAACTGGAAGTCCTAATGTCAATGTTGGTTTTATAACTGCAACACAATTCTTAGGAGATGGATCTCAATTAACAGGGGTTGTCGCTGCATCAAGTGGTATTCTTATAAAAGATAGTGATAATAGTATTGGTATTGCTGCCACAGTAAACTTTGGATTTGGTGCGACAGTATCACCCCTATCAGCTGGTATTGTTACAATAACTTCTTCCACACCTGGCATTGACACATCTGCGATTTCAGAATTTAATAAAGTAATTGTATCTGGTATATCATCATTAAACGGTCAGATCTTAGGTATTCAAACGGATAACGTAATACCATTCTATTATGACCAGTATGGACAGTTCCCATCAGCATCTACCTATCATGGTGCATTTGCTCACGCTCATGACACTGGTAGGGCATACTTCGCACATGCTGGGTGGAAAGAGTTAGTTAATAAAGAGGCTAGTGGAGTTGTAGGTACAGGAACAGAAGTTTATAATATAGGAGATTTAACTGTAACAGGTAATGTTTCTATTGCTGGCACTTTGACTTATGAGGATGTTACAAATGTTGACTCTGTAGGTCTTATTACTGCAAGATCGGGTATAGTTGCTACTGGTGTAGTGACTGCAACATCATTTAGTGGGCCTCTAACTGGAAATGCAGACACCGCTACTGCTGCTGGCACTGCAACCACCGCTACCAGATCAAATAGCATTGCGGTATCGGATGAGTCTACAGATGTTACATGTAGTGTGTTGTATACTAATGAAGGCACAGGATATCAAGCTGCGAAATCAGGAACTAATTTAACCTTTGACGCTGTAACAGGAACTCTAAAACCAACAAACATCAATGCAACTGGTATCATTACGGCATCATCATTCAGTGGTAATGCGACGAGTGCCACTACTGCATCTACTGCCGATGTTGCAACAAAAGTTACGGTAACGGATCAATCTGGTGACACTTCATGTAGTCTCTTGTTCGCTCAAGCAGCAACTGGTGATGTTACACCTCATACTGGAAGTAATCTTACATTCAATTCCAGCACAGGTCAATTATATGCTACCCAGTTCACTGGATCTGGAGCGGGTCTTTCTAATATACCACCGTCTGCTATCACTGGTGGTATTGACTCTAGACCAAACTTTCAGACAACAGAATATACTACAAGAACTAGTTTTAACTTTAGTGGAAGTTTTACATCAGTGCCTAGCATGTCTTGCACCATTACTCCTAGTAATTCAAATAGTAAGATTCTCGTACATGTATTGGTCATGGGAGAAACACAACAAGGTGTATATGATACTATTTGGGCTCTTAGAAGATCTATATCTGGTGGTTCCTCAAATGATCTAGTCTATCCAGGCGACAGTAATAGACAAGGAACTCTATATTGTAGCCTTAGCACTACTATAAACTTTGAGATGCATCCATATCAGTTCTGGTATGTGGATACTCCTGGCACGACAAATGCCGTAACATATACCCCTAGAATTAAGAGTGCTGGTGGTAGTCAGACTTTCTTTATAAACAGAGATCGTGGATATTACAACTACGCAACTTATAGAGTATCTGGTAGTAGAATTACATTAACGGAGGTACAACCCTAATGGCAACTTATAATCACGAAGCTATCCGTGCAGCATATCCAGACAAAAATTTATTAATTCAAGATGATATTGGTATATTCGATAGAGATATCAGTGACACTACACCGTTTGAAATAGATCAAGCGTTAGTAGATGCAGCTGCAGTCACAACAGATAAAGAAAAACAGAATGAATATAATAAGTATATGCGTGAAAAAGAGTTCCGTGAGTTTGCAGACCCAATGTATTTCAAAGTGCAAAGAGGTGAAATATCACAGGCAGACTATGACTCAAAGGTTGCAGAAATAAGAGCAAAGTATCCGTATATATAATATTACCTCGTATAGTGTTTTATGCCTGATACAAAAGACAACAAGACACCAGAAGATTCACCAGAAAAGAAGAAAGGTTTCTTTGCCAAAATAAAGGAACATGCTGAGGATAAAGAAGAACAACTTGAAATCCTCTCAACTTTCGTGCGTTTGGGCATTTTGGTTTGGAGTGGGGCGATACTCACCCTTGCATATGTTGAGCTTCCCGAAGCTCTCAAAATTCCTAAACAAGATCTGGATCCGACCTTCATAGCATCAGTCTTTACAGGCGTGCTGGCAACTTTTGGCGTCCAAACATCTAAGAAGGGAAGTGTGAATGGTGGCGGTGGTGTTTCCAAAAAAGATATGGAAATGCTTATTGAACGTGCATCTAACACAGCACCCGCTCAAACAATTAGGATCGAGCAAGCACCTATGGTGATTGCACCTACACCTCCTACAAATAATGATAAAAAATCTTAAAAATTATGTTACAAAAAATCGTAAATGGAATCGCTATTCTTAGTGGCGTTGTATCTATCTCCGTCGTTGGTACTGTTGGGTATGTATATGTACGGAAGGATGCGATTATCGAAAATGTCAAAGGCAAAATAATGGAATCAGTTCTGCCTGGTGGACTAGGTGGAGCAATTGGTGGTGGAGCATTAGATTTACCTGCATCACAGGGGCCAGGATTAGCTGACCCTGCACCATTATCACTACCAGTGCCATCATCACCTTTCTAAGTGTTGATCAAAGTCTGTCCAAAGTGTTCTGCCACTTGGATTGATGATCAACTATACTGGTCTACAGGAAAAATGGGATGTCCCCATGATTTAGCAGGGTTATCATGTAACCTTGTTAACTCTCCTGATTGCATAAATCCGTGCAAAGGATCTACGAGTGGTGTCACATGGCAACATTACCAAGCACAACTTGATCGATATAATGAAAATGGTACATACAAGGATGATGATTAATGGACATTCAAAAAATTCTTAGTTACGGAAGTGCTGCTGCAGTTGTAGGAACTGGTACAGTAGTCGGTGGAGGAGCATTAGTTGATAATCTCAATGATGGCCCTGCCAAAAGACAGGAAGTACAACTACAGGAGATCAGACAAGTGATCCGAGAGGAGGTTAGGTCTGCTTTGAAGGAGGCATGGCCAACATCCTCAGGCCCTGTCAAGGGTTTGAAATTGATAATTCCAAACCAAAAATAGTAAAAAAATTTTTCGGGCAAAAATTTGAGCCGTAGGGTCGATATGCCATCAACAAATGAAATACCATCAATATATGTAAATGGTTCTGGATTAAAGTTTATTCATTTTAATTCAGTGGGTGTTAAGGATGTCAATGTTATTACTGTTAATAGACCGTGGATGATGACACCTCCACAATCAGTTCCTTGGACTCCTCCTGTTACTGTAAACATAGGAGTCCCTGTTGTGGAAATGCCAGGTTGTGTAAAGATGCACAAAGAGAACGCAACAGATCCACAGAATAAAAGTAGTAGCTTAGTAAATGATGACCCTGACCAGAATGTTGTTTTGTGTGATGGTGGTATGCCATATTATGAACCACCCGATTATCGTGCTGATGAGCTTACTTGGCAGACTGTGTAT